ATTGTACATCACCTGTGTTAGGTTGGTATTGTTGAACAGTACACCCTGTGTCTGTTAATACTGGTGGAATTGATGGGTTGTTTGGATCTTGTTTAAAATACCAAACAGTCATATCTACCAAGGTATTATTTGATAAACCTTCGTAAAAACCATTTACACTATTTGTATCTATATTAATAGTACCTACACCAGCCGCAAAATTAGCTGTAGCTTCACTAGTACCACCATTAACAGCATATAAACTAACAACATCCCTCATTGTAGTTTGAGTAGATGGTCCATTAAAATTATAACCAGCATCAGCTTGATCAAATCTTTTAAACAATTGTATTGTTTGATATGGAGCAAATTTAGCTACACTAACATGATCTTCATTATAATAAAAAGGTGATTGCCAGTTGTTTTGACCTGGTGCACTAGTGTTATTTTCAGAAGCTGTTTTAACGTTTATAACTCTAGGCTGATTTCTATTATCAGTCCAAAATAATAAATTTTCTAATAAATTAGAATTTAATATCTCAAAGTTTTGAGCAAAGTTTAACCAAGATCCATAAACTAATATAGCTGGTGGTGTTGTAGGTGATTTTAAATCATACTTATATATAAAACCAGTACCTACTTTATTAGTGTTAAAAGCAGCAACTGCATTTTCTTTTACAGACGGAAATAATAAACCATTGTTAGATGTATCAATATAATCAGTTGCAAATATATAAACAACCTCATTTGTTAAGTCTTGATTTGTACCTATTATTTTTAAAGGTTTTACTATTGGTGCGTCTTCACCACCATTCGCCCAATTAATAGTTGCTGTAAATGGAGTTGTATTTGAAGCAAAAGCTGTAGCGTCTGCAGCACTATTGAATACAACATCCATGCCAGTTGCTGGAGTTACATTTGTTATTGTACCTATAACAGAACCATCAGAAATAAGCATGTTAGGAAATATGTTATACAGCTCATAATTAGGCGCGCTTTGTACAGGATTATCAATAAAAATAGTACCATCACCGTTGTCAACAACTGTAGATATTGTAATTTCTATTTCAGCTTGTAACTGCGTTGAAATTTCATTACCCAAAATAGTTTCAAGGGCTCCTACGTTAGGGCCCTCTGATCTACTAATGGCTACGTTATTTGCGTCTCTATATTCTCCAGACGGCAATAACCTTGCGTCTAGGTCTTTATTCATTTTAGACTTTATAAAAGCGTTTTTAACTTCAGCCATTTAATTTTAGTGTTTTATCCATTTAGATTTGCCTCTCATAACTTGAACAATTTCTTCAAGTTTAATATTTGAAAGTCTTATCTTAGCATTTCTTAGTTTAGCGTATCTTTCTTTTTTAAGTCGTTGTACTATGTACTCTGGTTGATTTATTCGTGAAGCTACTATAGAGTGTGCTATAGCTGCATATAACGCCTCTTCTGCTAGTTTAGGTATCTTAGTATCCATACTATCTGCTAAACCGTCAGATATGTATTCTAAAACAATTACTTTATTTATTAATTCAGATGAAAAAGAGATTTTACCTTCTCTATCGTTAAAGCTAAAGTAACCGTTCATATTAGCAAACTGAGGTTCTAAACCATATAATTCACCCCAACCAGAATATAAACCAAAGCCCCAGTCACCATAATATAATGCGTAACCCAACCATGTGTTGTCTATGAAATCTTGAAAATTAAAATCTGATCTATTAGCTCTCCATCTACCTTCAACTATAGAAGTACCTTCTATGTTTACATCGTATATGTCTTGAATAGGTACACCTTTATTGTCTTGTACAGGTAAATCGTAAGGGTTTATAGTTAAGTTATTTACAGGTAATATAGGATGTTTTACACCTGCGTTATCAAACCAAGACACACCAACGTAGTTAACATAATCTTGAGGTAGTATAACACTACCACTGTCTGGTATTGTTAATTCTATTGACTTAACACTTCTTAATGTATCATAACTAAATTCTTGCAAAGCTCTTTTTGCAAAAAATATTACATCAGATTTTTTTACTTTTTGTATTAGTTTACCATCACCTACATAACCAACCATAAAGTTTTGTATAGCGTCTTGCAAACTAATGTATTGATAACTACCATAGTTTTCTTCTACGGTATTACCATATGCTTTTGCTGAAGGTGTATCTCCATAAATACCACCATCTAATTTTTTTAATTGAACAACAATATATGATCCATTGGGAGGTATACTACTAATCTCAAGCACGTTGTTAGATACTGAAAAAGTATTAAATGGTGCTGTTTGCTCTACATAACTACCACTTAATCCTGTTGGACTAACATAAACTTTAAAATTATTTAAAGCATAGTTTTGGTCTGTAGGATCATCAGTGTAGAAAATTAAATCAGTATCAAACGTTACAGGTCCAAACGTAGAGTTTAAACCATCACCCCTAAAGGTTTGTGCACCTTCGTAATATTGTCTATTGTTTTCTGTTAGGGCCATAATTATGCTTTTTCATTTGCTGTTTCAGCTTGTACTTGAGCAGAAGCAGCTTGAATAATTTGAGGATCTTTTATTATAATACCAGCGTATGCTAGTATTCTAAGTATAACTTCATTTTGTTCAGATGTACTTAAATCAAAGTCAACACTACCATTTGCAGCATATTCATACTGTCCCAATGCTCCAACAGTATAATTCCAAGCTACATCTTTAGGGCCTAATAAAACCTCAGACGTCACTGTAGATGGGTTTGGATATATATTTAAAACGGGATTTATTAAGTTGTTATCTATATTGTCTTGTGTAGACGAAAAATAATAAACAGGATTTTGTTGATCAGGTTGTGTTAGGGGAGATTTAGTTATATATTGATAATCTTTATAAGTTATCTTGTCACACCTTGAATCTTGTACCCAAGCAGTTGCTGGAGTATTTACGCCGCCTTGATTGCGGTAAGTTGCAGACACATTACCTACGTGTCTTACAGATCTACCACCTAAGTTAGTTGTAGGTAGTGTCCAATAAGATTCACCTAGCGGTTGCTGCCATTGTTCATTGACAATAAAAGGTTCTATTTTATATTCTATATTATCAAACGTATTAAACCACTCTGTATCATTTTGTTGATTAGCCTGGTTTTTTCTATTGGCTTGATCACCGTCAGGAAAATAAGAATCGTATATTTCTAATTGTACTTGTGTTCCTATATTGTTAAACTCTTCGGGTGTAAGTAAACCTCTCTGCTCTTTGTTTAATATAGACAACACAGTTTGATATACTGTGTTTACGTTTATTGCCATATTTATTTTTATTTTAATATAAGGCCCGAGTGAACGAGCCTTATATCAATAATTACATGTTATTTGAATTTTTTCTCGATAGACTTATAAACTTCTAGTCCTTCGTCTGTCTTGAAAAATGCAGCCATTGCTGAAAATGGATGTTCATCAAATGGTACTGTCATAAGCTTAGCACCGTTACTAGCCCATTTAAACGTTCTTTGATCATCTGCTAACTTAATTATTCTAGCTTCTACAGCTTTAATAGCAAAGTTTCTTAATTGAACATTTTCATCTTGAGCTAAATCTAATAACAAAGCTGGGTTTCTTTTAGCAAAAACAAGTAAATCTCTTTTTAATTCTTTAGATGTTAACTTGCTTACCTTTGTCCCTTGTTCTGTTCTTAATATAGCTTCAGCCATATCAATATCCATATTAGTGGCAGCATTTAAAGCCTCTATTTCTAACTGCATATGATCTAACTCGTCTGCTGCTTCAGCAACTTCGTCAATCTCATCATATCTTTTACCTTTTAACGGGTGATATAATGATAACAGTTTTTGTAAAGCTTGGTATCTTTTTGGTACAGTGAGACTGCCATCTTTAAACATTATATGGCCCATAGTTGCTTCACCTTCTTGCTCATCTTTAAAACAAGAATTCATATTTGTAGCATATCTTAATTCTCTCTGTTTTCCACTATCTTCATCAAACCATAATAAAGGGTATTTTCTACTATGCTGTGATGGTATCCTCATTGTTAGAGGTTGATGACTACCTAATACGTAGTAGTATCTATCTTTAATCTCCCAGTTTTTTTCTAACTTGGTAGATAATTTTTCTTTTGTTTTTTCCATGATATAATATAATTAAATAATTTATAAAGGTTCTGGGCGCCTTTTTGAGCCAACGCTTTTTGACGCCCGTGACCTTCAATGAATATTAAGCTCCGTCAAACAATACGAAATTGTTAGCAGCTTGTACACATAAACATCTTTCTGATAGGAAGTTAACCTCCATTGCATCAAGATCTGATGTGAATGCACCACCAGCAGAACCAGTTAACCAAGACTTCATACGTCTGTCATCTCCTTGAGAAGCTCTATAACGTACGTGTAGGAATGGTCGTCTAATGTTTGTGCCTAAGATTTGATCGTAAACTGTAGAAGTTCCAGCAGGAATTAATACACCGTCGATCGAGCTTATGCCATAACCTGTACCAGCTAAATTTTCAATAGCACCTCTTGTAGAAGCGTCATTTAAATATTTCCAGTCAGTTTTATAGAAATCATAAGAACCTCTTCGGAAACCGCTAAAACCTAAGTTTAAAGCCATTTGCTCAGAGTTTTCAAATAATCCATAAGCCGTACCACCTTGACCACCAGCTGAAATACCAGCTAACATGTCATCAAAACTTAGAGCAGTTTCTCTATTTAAGAAAAGCATGTTCTCTTCAATAGCTCCCTGAGTATCTAAGTTTCTAAGAATAGAATCAAAAGCTTCTAATTGAGTGATAGGTGCATTAGTATTAAATGCTACTTCAACATTACCTCTTTCTTGGATAGCATCAAATAAACCTTGTGTACCTTTGAAACCTGCAGCAAAAGCAGCAGATGGAACACCACCACCAATATCTGGATTAGCTTTTTGTCCTTCAACACATACCATTTCTAGGTAGTCTTCAAATCTTAATCTTGTTTCAGACTCTGATTTTAAATACCATAAGAAACCTCCAGTACCATCTTCAGTAGCAACTTCTACCCAACCAATTTGTGCCATATCAGAACCATTTACAGTGTACTTGCTTCTAATGATGATTGGTGAGTTATTGAATTGCGTAAAAGAAGGCTCGATGCTTAATACACCATCGATAGCTCCACCTGCACCAATAACTGCATTTGGAGTTGAAGATCCTTTTCCGTATTCAGAACCGTATACAAAGATTTTAACCGCACCTGCAGCCGTGTTTAACGCGTTCAGGTTAGTTGCTCCGTAAGGCTCAACAGTAATTGTACCGTTAGTATTACTTGCACTAACAATACCTTTTACTTCTGCTCCTACGTCGTCCATTGCTACGATAGTTTGACCAACTGAAATTACGTTTACTATAGCTGGTGTAACACCTGGCGCAGTTACTGGAATATCAATAGTCTTAGTACCAGCACCACCTGTTGTACATTCTTCGTATGCAACGTGTAATCTATTTTGTTCAGACCAGATTACTTGGTCGCTCGTCATCGGCATCTCAGCACCGACCATTCTTAGGAATCCAGATAAAGTTCTGTTTCCATATCTTTCTACTTCTTGTTCGTAGATTTCTGGTAGATACTGTTGTGCAAAATCAGAGAAGTTGTCGCCTGCTTTATCAGTAAACTGTAAATAGTTACTTTGCAGAACTTCTTGTTTTTGTGAGGGTACAATAGACCCAAACAAAGGATTTACTAAATTTGCCATTATTGCTAATTTTTAAAAGTTAAAGTTTGATCTTTTTGATCTTTAATCTATTAGAGTCAACACCGCTCAACGCTTTTACTTTTATTCCATTAACAAAGACTTCGCCACTAGAAGTTTTTCTAGGTGATTCATCTATGTTCTTAGACTTAGCCATTACATCTTTAATAGCATCGGCTTTGCCTTGCTCATAAAAATGTTGTGCTAAAGTATCTGCGTTTTCTGCAGCATATATAGCCTTATGATAGCCACTGACATCTACCACGTTACCATCACTATCAAGGAACTTCCCTATAGTATTGCTAACATCAGATTGTCTATCGGCAACTGCATTAGGATTTTTTATTTTATATCTAAACGTTTTATCTCCAACCTTGAAATTAAAACCTTTAAATTCGTCGTTGAAAATTTCTTTTGTTTTTGATATGAAATCATTATGCTGTTGCTTGGCTACATCTTGACGCTCGTTGTAGCGGTTGAAAAAGTCCATAGCTTTTTGTTGCTCTTGAGTAACACCAGGTCTTAACTTAATTTCCTCGTAATATCTACTCTTTGCATCTTCTAAAAAGTTTTTGGCTTTTGCAACCTCTTCTTTATATGCAATTTTCTTTTTCTTAACTACATTTTCCTCATCAACTTCTTCGTCGTAAGAAAAATTGTCATTTAAAAGAAAACTGACTTCGTCATCAGCTAAGTGAGGACGTGTTCTTTTATAATACTCTTTTAATAAAGTATTGTTATCTACATTAGAATAATCATAATTTAATCTAACATAGTCTTCTATATCACCACCAGTTTCCTCCATAAATGAAACTAGTTTTTCGATATTTTCAGGTAAAGGTTTACCAGTTACTTGCTCATCTCTTTTAGCCTCTTTAACCTCTTGCTCTACTTTTTTTACTTCGGTTTCTAGCTCTTCTTCTGAGACTTGTTCGATTGGAAGCTCAACATTCGAGCTGGGCTCTTGTACTTGTTCTTCCACTTTAGGTATATCTCCGGTTTGTTTATCATCAACCAGTTCTCCTGTTTTTTGCTCTGAAACGGCATTTTCTTCTGATTTAATTTCTACCTTAGTTACTTCTGGTATAACATCACCTTGATCGGTAGGTATTTCTTTTTTAGTAAGATCTACTTTCACCGGACCATCATTTTGTTTACCTAGTTGTTTTGGTTTAGTTTTTTTACCTTTTAAACTAAACTCACCTTCTTGTTTTACTTCTTTTTCCATATATAATATAATTAAATAATTAAACCGGTGTATTTAAATTACCACCTGTTGTTTCCATACCTTGATTTTCAAAATCTTTAGGTAAAGTATCGTTCTTACGCTGATCGATCAATTGCGACTGTTGAGTTCCAGATATTCTAGTTCTTTTATCTTTTCTATCTTCAATTTCTTTTTCTCTAAAAGATTCAGCTTTAATTCTAGCTTCAGCTAGTTTCATTTGATACTCAAACTCTTGAGCCATTAACTCTCTTTTAATACTAGCCTCTGTTTGCATACGTTGTATTTCAAACTGAGACTTAGCTTGCTCTATTTGAACTTTAGACTGAGTTAAAGCTTCTTGTTTTTGCATTTCTGCTAACGATGCTTGTTCTGAAGCTTGAGCATTTGCTTGAGCTTGAACCTGCATATTTTGTTGTGCTGCAGCTTGATCAGCTTGAGCTTTCTTTTTCTGACTTAATTTAAGCATAGCATTTGCTAGCTTTAAATTAGTTATCTGTCTAATATCAATAGCGTCTGATAGTCTAATCAACTGAGCTTGTAAAGCAACTTGTATGTTTTGTTCTAACTGTGCTTTTTCTTCTTCATCTGGTTCTAATGCTAAATAAATTCCAAACTCTTGAAGTTGTTTATCTAATAGTTCATCAAGTGTACCTGTATTGTATCTTGATAAAGAATCTATTAAAGCTTGTCTAGTTAATGGAAACTGTATAGCATCAGCTGCTCTAAGCGCTATGTTTTCTGCACATCTTAATGTTAGATATAAGCTAGCTTGTAATATATGTCTTGTGGCTGTATTACTATTTGCTGCAGCTAATTTTTGTAATCCAACAAGAGAATACTTTTCTGGTTGGCTACCGTCTCTAGCCTCGTTTAATCCGGTCACGTCACGTATCATTTGCAAATAATATTGATACGTTTGAATTAAACTAGCTATTTTAGCATTACCACTACTTGTTTGTAATTCTTGTATTGGTACTTTACCTCTGTTAGGATCACCTTCTTGTGTTAAACTTCTA